TGCCCGCATGGCTTGTTCAGCGTGACGGTGGTTGACTTGCTCGTTGTCTGCGTGACGCTGCCGCCGCTGCCGGCGCCATAACCGATGCTCCCGGAGGAGACTTGAAGGAAGTCACCATTGGAGTCGAGACGCATCCGCGTCGTGCTGCTGTTCCCGAGCGTCACTACACCAGGAAGCGTGGCATGGGTCGATCCGTAGACCTGTACGAAGCCGCCAGCAGTGACGGTCGCAAGAGGGTCCGCGCCAATGGTGTATGAGAACGCCGTGCTGCCGCTGCCGCCGACGTTGGAGCCAACGGAGAGCCCCGCGGCCAGCGCGAGGTTGTAGCTCGAATCGACCGTGAACTTGACGTTCGATCCGGTATAGCCAGCGAAGGCGCCATAGGCCGGAGTCGTCCAGAGCTCGCGCAGCGAGTAGTTCTCGTGCAGCATCGACTGCAGCGGCGAGATGGTCGATGGGCTAGTGAGTGTGGTTTCGCTCATGGCATCAGGCCGAGAAGGTTTCGACGAAATCGGCCGCTGCACCACCGGAACGGCGATAGGCCTGTGTGCTGTACTTCCACCGCGGAGCGCCCTGCATGCGGTAGTACGCAAGAGGCTTGACGATGGTCACGGCCGTCCCCTGAGAAAACGCTCTGCGCGTCGGGGGCTCAAAGGTGACGGTGATGTAGTTGGCGTCGATCCACGAGAACGAAGTCCAAGTGAACGATGTCCAGGTGAATGCTCCGCCGGAGCCGGATGGATCTGCGTCTGCAACAACCTTGGCGTGATGGCTCGTACCTACGCCGCTGCCGATCGTGAACAAGTCGCCGGCATAGAACCCGAGTGCGTTCACGTCAGCCCCGGTAAGGACCATCGATGTCGCGCCGGCCGGAACGTCGCCGACCAGCTTCAAGGTGCCAGTGATTCCGCCGGCCGGCTCTGTGCGAATCGGGTCGTAGATGGCTGCCACGTTGACGCCACCACGCAGTTGCAGCAGGAATGCTTCAATGGCACCCGACTCGGCGAGCGTCCGGTGTTCGCCAAACGTCACGCTTTGCGACCAGCGAGGTGGAGCCAGAAGGCGAGCCGCCTCGTCTCCGGTGGAGTCGCTGCGCTCCATGGTGTCGAAGCGAAGTTGCCCCGGCGCCCAATCGACCACTAGCCCAGCAACCGTCGCTGACATCGTGATGACGCTCATGCCGACACCCCCGATGCCCTGAGGCGCTGCCACAGGCTGCGGTCATAGGCGGCCAGCATCTCCGCCGTCTGCTGCTGTGTCTTGGCGACATCAGCAGTGCCGTCGATGTAAAGCGTTCTGTTGTCGTTGATGACAGGCGTGCTTCCTCCGCCGGGCCGGTTCATCGACGCGGGGATGATTGCCTCGCCCTTGTGAACCTTGGCGATCATGTCGCGCGGGACGAACGGCGTTCCGACATCTAAACTCGGCAGGCCAGTGAAGAACGAGGCGATGCCACCGAACAAGGCAGAAAGCTGGCTTCCGCCGCTAGATCCGCCGCCCTTCTTGAAGATGGCGTTTCCGATGTCCGCCGCGATGGCCTCGGCCACCATGCGCTTGAGCAGATCGCCCCAACGCTTGCCGATGTCGTCGAAGTCACCGCCGAGCGCGTCTACGATCGTGTCGCCCAGCGCGTCCTGGATGTTGCGCTGCGCCTGATCGGCGAACGTGCTCATCTCGCGCGTCGTCTCTTTGAACTTCTCCGCCGCGTCCAGCTCGGCTTCGTGCCGCTTCTGCAGGTACTCCGACGTTGCGTTAAGTTGCTCGTCCTGCAACGCCTTCTCATATGCGGCGGCCTTCTCGATCTCTTCGAGTTGCTCTGCGCGCAGACGGTCATCCTCGGCGGCGGCAAGTGCAACCTCCGACAGCCGAGGGTCGCTCGGGGTGATGCGAACCTGCTTCGGTGCCGTCCCCCCAACGGCTTTTGGCTTCTCTGGGATGGGCGGGAGAGTCGGCTTTGCTCCCAGGTTGGACAGCCGGCTAGCCTGCTCATCGCGCGCTTCGCGCCTTGCCTCGGCAATCTCCGCTCGCTTTGCTGCCAGCTCAGACTGTTTCGCAGCCAAGTCGCCTTCGAACTGCTTCCTTGCTTTCGAGTCAAGGCCGGGACGACTCAATGCCTCCTGCAGCGTCTGAATGTCCTGTGTCAGGTTGCGAATCTGCGAGGCGTCGCTGGGCGTATAGAACGCCTTAACGTTGTCGCGATAGATGTCGAAGAGGCTCTTGCCTTCTTCGCGCGCCTTCCTGAATCGATCGATAGCGTCGTTCAGGGACGAGATGAGCGGGCCGGTTATCGCCCGAGCCACATCCACGCTGTTCTTTGAAAGCTCTGCGAGTTGCTGGTTAAACTTCTCTGCAGCCTCCGCTTCGGCTGTCGTCACCTTCGCGACAAGCTCGCTTTTCTTGGCGAGGTCGGCCAAAAACGGCGCCACCTCTTGGATCGACTTGCCGAACAGTGATTGAACGATGCGGGCCTTGTTGCCGTCGTCAGCAAAGCGCGCCAGCGCCACCGCCGTTTGCCGCAGCGCTTCCGCTGGGTCGATCCGCTTCAGTTCTTCCGCGTTCAGCCCGATGCTCTTGAGAATCGCGGCTGTATCAGATCCCGGCTTCGACTCGGATAGCACGCGGTTGAACTTGACCACCGTGCCGGACATGTTCTCGAACGACGTTCCAGTGCGGGCGGCGACATCCTCTAGCGCAGACAGGTTCTCAATGCTCGCGCCGGTCGCGTCCTTTAGGTCGTTGAGCTTGTCGATGCCGTTGACCGTCTCGCGCACGAATGCAGTGAACGTCCCGGCAGCAAAGCCTGCGCCGAGGAATCCGCCGAAGCGTGCGAATCCAGAGTTGGCAGCCTCCGCTCGCTGCTCGATGGTCGCGAGTCCGCGCTTGGCGCTTTCAAACGCCGCCTTGGTACGGTCCTCCGCCGATAGGACGATCTTGGCGTCATTAGCCATGCGTCACTCGCCCGCGAAGGCGTCCTCCATGGCAGAGAGTTCCGCAGCCAGCAGCCGCTTGCGCAGTGCCGCCGTCTTGTCCGTCGGCTTGGGCTCCTCCGGCTCCGTCCACGGGTCCGGCGTCATGAAGTCCTTCGCTATGAAGGCTCGCTTCTCCGCATGCTCGTACCGCCCGCCGTTCTGCACAGCGGCCAGCATTTGGGCATGGCGGAATCGGTCCCACTCCGGGCCGATCTGCTCTGCATCCATCCATGCCGTCCACTGGGCGAGTTCCTTTCCATTCATCCGCTGTTGCAGCTCGGCCACCGAGCATCGAAAGTGGGACGCAACTCGCATCTGCTCCCGCAGCGCGGGGTGATCGGTCAGGTTTTTTTTTCTGCCCCAACCGTCGCCGCAGCGAACAACTCATATCCCTCGGGCAGATGCTTCGCGCACCAGATGCGCCACTCCTGCTCGCTGTAGACGGGCTGTCGGTCATCCGCCAGCACGCATCGAGCAAGCACCCACGGCAGAATCACGTTCATGCGCCGGGCGTCGGCCTGCGCTTCCGTCTCACCGTCCAGCAGCGCCTTGACTTCGTTGCGCTTCTCGTTGAACAGGAGCAACTCCACGAGATCCATCGGGCGGACGACGACATCCCCGCCGAGAGGCGCGCAAGGCACCTCCGTTTCGGGGACGACAACCGCCGGGATGGACTCGCGGGAGATCGCCATCAGTACACCGCCGGCAGCGCTGCGAAGGTCATGTCGATGGAGCCGCGCAGGGTGTCGTCCTGGATGGTCGGCACCTCTTGGTAGCTCCAATACGCATTCGCCACCAGGACCGTTCCGTCCGGGTAGGTGAACCGAACAGCGGTCGCAGTGGCCGTCTCAGCCACGGAACGAACCGTCGCCACGAAGCCAAGATCGTTGTCGTAGAACAGCGGCAGCGTGACCGTGATCGGCGAGCGCCGCGTCGGGATCTGCTTGTCGATCACGTCAGCAAGCGTGGTGATGTCGGCATAGCGTTGCTCGCCGCCGCCAACCTGGATATCCTTCGTGATCTGGCCGATGTTCGTCCAGGTGCTGATCTCGCGCACAGAGCCCGTGCCGCTTCCATTCGGGTAGCGCGAAGTGCTCGACGTGTCGATGGTGCCGAAGGTCACGTCGTTGGTGGCGACGGCGGTAGCCTTGACGATCCGCGAATTCAGTCGATCCCAGCCAGAAGTGACCTCCACGAACTCGCCGACGGCCACGCCGTGCGAAGCCTCAAGCGTCGCAACAGCGTTGGCGTCGTTCGTGATCGCGGACATGGTTTTCGATGCGGCGTAAGCGCTGGCGATTGCCACGGTGGTGCCGACTGCGAGGGTGATAGCCATACGGCGCTCCTAAACGATGGTTTCCGGCGCAGCCGGGTGGACAAAGAAACGGGTGACGACGCGAATACGAACCGCGCCCACGGAGGCTTCGCCTTCGCTCGTGAGGACGCGCTCTACGCTGGTCAACTGGGTTCCGTGCAGCGCAGGGACAGCACACAGCGCCGTCAGCCCCTGCGCAGCAAGCGTGTGCATGGAGTCATCAATATCCGCTGTCGCGCGGGACCAGCCCTTCGCACTGCACGACAAGCAAATGCTGGTTGGTGCCGTCGGCCATTTGGGCCTCGATGGACTCGTCTTCGGCGGTCAGGCGCCAAGCAGGCATCTCCGCCTCTGACACGGGCCACAGGCGCGATGTGTACACACGCGATCCGGTGAGCGGCAGGCCCGTCATGCGGGCGGCCAGCGCATCGACAACCTGAGCAGCAGCGAGCGCCATTACGCCCTCGCCAGCACCAGGCGGGTGAGCACGCCGTCCGGCGGCTCGCGCAGCACCTGGCGCACGATGTAGGTGACCGCGTTGGCGACGAACGACTGACCCGGGGCGGCAACTGATGCCTCGGACGTTCGCACCAACGCGGTCGGCTGTTGCGTGGCAACACCTTCGACCTCGATCACCGTCTGCGTATCGACGATGGCGGTCACCGCGGCGCTGTTGAGCGTCGCGGCTCCGCCAAAGTCGGCGAAGAACGGGGCGAGGTCTTCGGTGAAGGCCACGGCGTTTAGACGATCTTCTTCTTGCCGCTGGCGACGACGCTGACCGCAGCCGGGCCGGTCGTGATCGTGCCGACGAAGCCGAGGAAGCCTCCGACAACCTTCTTCGGATCGACCACCACGGTTTGCGTTGTCAGGTCCGTCGAAGTACCAACCGACGTGTACGTGTAGCCGGTGATGTCGGCGGCGCCGGTGCCGTTGGCATCGGTGGCCGACTGCAGCTTGCCAACGATCGTGCCGGCGGTCACCACGCCGACGTTCATCGTGACCAGGATTTCGCCGTCATAGGGGCGCACATCCAGCCACAGGCCGGTGCCGCTGGTGGCGGCTGCGGTGTTCGCCGCATCAACGGCGTGAAGCAGTGCCGTCGAGGTCGCGGCAGAGGCTTGGCTGAGCATCATGTCATTTCTCCTTCTTGCCGGCGGTCTTCACCGGCACAGTGGGTTTCACTTCGGGTTCCGGGTCGGCAACGACAGGAGTCGCGACCGGAGCAGGGGCGACATAGCGCTCCACCGCTCCGATGCCAACGAGAAACTGGGCCGTGGCCGCGTCCACGTCTGCCACGTCGCCCGGCTTGATGTGCCGATCGACGCTGATGCAGACGCCGCGGATTGCGCGGACGGTTTCCATGTGGCGTTACGACAGGTTGGTCGAGACCACGAACGCTTGCGGGTAGCGGACGAGAACGTCCACCATCCACATCGCACGGATGCCGACTTGCGCCGCGTTGAAACGGGTGCCGCCCGTGTCGGTGGCGAGCTCGAGAACACCCCACTCGCCGACGATCACCTCGCCCCACGAACCGAAGATCAGGTTGCTAGCAGCGACTTGCTCGGTGGACATCGCCTTGAAGCCGACGCAAGTGCCGTCCTGGCCGTTGCCTTCCCACAGCGGGGTGTCGGTGCTGGAGAAGCGCTGGGTCTTCATCAGCACAGCGGCGCCCGCGGCGTTGGTCAGGAAGCCGGGGTTGCTCAGAACAGCGTTCGAGCCGGCGGCGGTTGACCAGAAGGCGAGGATCTTGGCGTAGGTCGCCGAGGCCGCATCCTGGCCGGTCGTGACACCGGTCGTGTTCTTGATGCCCAGCGGCTGCGCGCCGCCCGTGCCGTTGATGATGGCCGAGTCCACACCGATCGCCAGCACCTTCGCCAGATCGTTCATGACGAACGCTTCGGCAGAAGGCGACGATTGACGCAGCAGTTGCTCCGACACGTCCGTGATCGCGATAGCGGTCTTCGGGGTCAGCGACAGTTGTCCGAGTGCCTGATCCGCAGCGGTGATCGACGTGCCTTCGCCGGCTTGCCAAGTGATGCTTTGAGCACCGGTCTGGCGCGGCATCACAACGTTGCCTTCGAGGCCGGACATGAACGTGCAGCCCATCGGGCCGGCGAACATGCGATTGCGCAGCATGTCCACGAAGCCAAGGTTCTGGACATCGACCATGTAGCCGCCCTTGGAGCCGGGCGTGGTCGCCATGGCGCGCTGGCCTTGCGAGACCGGACGCTGCAGGATTTCAGCCGGCACGAGGAAGCTCGTGGTGGCGCCGCGGCCAAGCTTCTTGGCAACAGCGTTCGAGCACTCCACCTCGAAAGCCGCTTCCTGCATGAACTGCGGGAACTGGCCGCCGAACTTCAGGGCGCGAATGGCGCGGAGGATGCTGTAGCGCTGGGTCTCGTTGTTCGTCAGGCCCAGTTCGGCAGCGACGGCCGGCTTGGACTTGCCGCGCTCTTCGACGGTCTTGAGGATCTTGCCGGCCACCTCTTCCAGGCGAACGCCGTCACGGATCCACTGATCCTCGATGCGCGAGTCGATGTTGGCGGAACGGCACATCGCAGAGATGGCCTCTTTCCGATCCTTCTCGACTTGCAGCGGGTCGAGACGGGTATCCGCGTTCGTGCCCGCGGCGGCTTGCGTGTCAGCCATGGTGGCTTTCTCCTTGGGAACCGCAGGTGCGGCGGGGGTTGAAACTTTGGGAATGGCGCGCTCGACGGCCTCTTTGACGACAGCCTCGATAGCCGTGAGGTCGGCGCGCGTGTCGATAGAGATTTCGTTCTTCGTCTCGACTGATCGCGTCACGCGAACCGGCTTGGCATCGGTGTCCGCATCGCGGCCAACGCCAACGCTCGGGTCCGCCGGGACGGTGGCGAAGCTCACTTCCAGCACACCCCAATCGGTGGCCGTGAAGCGGTTGGACTTGGTGTCCTCGGTGACCTCATAGAGCTCGTAGCCGATGGAGACATTGCGCATGCCGCCTTCAACCATCGCGGCCACATCGCGGGCGCGGTCGGTATCGAAGAAGTGCGCATCGACCCACAGGCGGCCGTCTTCGACGCGCGCCCCGTCAACCATGCCGACCGGGTCGCTCCAGTTGTGGTTGAACAGCAGCGGCGCGGCGCCACCGTTGAGGCGGTCCATGCGGATGGACTTGTCGTCGTGGCGCAGCACCTCTTCGCCGAACCAGCGCTGCACAGGCATTTCGCTGCTTGCCGGGAACGACAGCCGCATTGGCTTGTCGGCCTCGCGCGTGATCGTCACTTCGGCGCCGAACAGGTCGCGCGCCAGCCGGCCAACCTTGATTTCGTTGGTCATCCTGCGTCCCTCTTGAATGCGACGACACGAGCCCGGTCGGGCTCCTCTTCGTCAACAGGTGAAGCCTTCGGAGGCGTGGCCTTTGCCTTCTCGGCTGCGCGGTCTGCGGCCACATCGGTATCCACCGCGATGCCGTTCGCTTCCAGCATCTCGATCTCGCGCTTGCGAGTTGCGATCACGTCTTCGATGTCGCGGCCGTCTGCGGTCTGCGCGATGACATCGGTCAGCGTGGTCAAGCCAGCCTTGATCGCTTCCTTGTAGGCTTCGACTTCCTTGGTGGGATCGATCCAAGACCAGCCGCGCGGCTTGAACAGCACCGCCTCGAACTTCGAGGCGTTCAGCACGTACTGATCGATGTCGATCGCAACGGTGCGCGAGTAAACGGCCTGACGCAGCCACACCTTGTGCAGCGGCTTGCGGAATGCGCGGATCCACCACTGCTGCAGCATCCGCCACAGGTCGCGGTCATCCAGCAGCGCAAGACGCGAACTGCTGTAGTTGCTCTGGCTGTAGTCGCGAGACAGGCTCTCGTAGCTCACACCGCAGCCGGCCGCGACTTCACGCAGCATGTAGCGCATGAACGGGTCGAGTGCGACGTTGGGCCGATTCGGGTTGTGGAAGTTGAGCGTCTCGCCGGGGTTCAGCTGCTGGATCAACCCAGGCTGGATGTCCATCACCTGGGTGCCGTCGTCTTCCTCGTCGGTAGCGAAGTCAGCGTCCTTCGTCTCGATGGTCCCGAACAGGTAGGACGACATGCGCGCGGCCTGCACCTCGGCGCCGCTGTACTGATCCATGTCGTTCAGCTTGCGAGCGGAGGTGTGCAGCCACGGCTCGCCGCGGGTCTGGGGCCAGCGGTCAACAAGGCGCAGATGCAGGATGTGCTCGGCCGGCACGCGCTCGTAGCGATCCGTCGCCGGGCCGCCGCCGCGGTTAATGTCACCCGGGTGGCGCTCGCGGATCCAGTAGGCGATTGCGCGGCCGAATGTGTCGCGCTCAATGCCCATGCGAACCTCGGCGCCACCAGGAGCACCCGGCATCGCGATGTCAAGCGGCACGCGCTCGGCCTCGATCAACTCCAGCGCCAGCGGAATCCGGCTCTCGCCAAACGAGGAGTAGTGCTTGCGGACAAACACCTCACCCGCCTCGAACACCTGCGCCATCGCGGCGCGCTCGAAGTCGTTGAAGTGCAGAGCCCCGCCCGTGTGGCAGTTCTCGGCGCACATCCACTCGCACCACGCCTCTTCAATCGAGGCGTTGACGCTCTCCGCGAGAGCCTTGCGCGTGGTCATGACTTGGGCCTGCATGCCCACGCCAGAGCCGATCACGTTGTTGACGACGATCGTTCTGGCGCGCTTTGCATAGGCGCTGTCGCGCACCATCTGCCGCGAAGCAGAGCGCAAGCGGGTCAGGCTGGATGAGAGTTCGGCATCGGCACTGCTGTCGCCGCCGACTCCGTATCCACCGGTCAGGCGCGACCCACGAGCGGCGGCGTACATGCGCGAGGAGCCCCGCTTCGGCTCAGAGCCGAACAGGGCCGCCATGACGCGACGCAGCCGAGAGGGGCGTTTGTCAGCCATTGGCGACCCTCAGGTACACCTGACGCTTTGTCTTCAGGCCAACCGCGGCACGCGCGCAGTTCTCCTCGCGCGCAACCTCGATTTCCCAGTAGCTGATGACGCCGAGGATGTCCGCCTTCTGCGCGAACTCCATCTGCCGGTCGCCGATGCGATAGCTGCGCGTGGTCGGCGTCCATGCGGCCAGAGCCGCCTTTGCCTGATCCAGCGCGATGCGCGCTTGGCTGCGCGTATCCAGCGATGTCGCGGTGCGCGGGTCAGGCAGCAGCGTGACGACGCCGCTCGCAAGGTCGTACTTCTCGCTTCCGAGTTGGACCCACGAGGCCCAGCTATAGACGCCAGAAGTCCAGCCAGCGGTCGTCGATGCGGCTACCTGGATGCGATGCAGGGTCGCGTCGTCCGCGTCCTGCGTGCCAGTCAGCGTGATGGACGAAGGCCCCGCTGAACGCGGAACGAGCACGTACTTCAACACCCACCCGTCGGCCGGAAGGTAATCCGGCACCAGGGTGGTGAAGTTCAGCGTTCCGCCGAGGACGAGGCTTTCGAGGTCCATCGCGCCGCATCGTCGCGATGCAGCGCTGACAAATTAAGGGTGGAACCTGTCAGTCAATTAGATGCGAGAGCGGCCAATGCGAACGGTCGGCGTGCGCAGCGTGTTGCGCCCGATTCGGCGCCGCGAGTTCGTCGTAAACACGCTCGTCTCAGCCTCCGCCGACTCCACGCCAGCGGCGATGGCAAACGTGCTCATGCCGTTGATGCCGAAGGCGCAGGATTCGCCGACAAGGGCCGTGCTACCCACACCGGCCGCGGCAGCGATTTCCCCGCCGGCAATGGCCGCGGTAGCAATGGCGATGGTCGCTAGTGCAGTCATGGTCAGTCCATCCGTCCAGGCACGCAAAATGCCCCGCGTCTCTCACAACGATGCAACGCGAGGAGAGTCCCATGGGCATACGTGCTATCTGTGCCGCTGCGCTTTTTTGCGCGCTTCCAGTTTTTGCGGCAAATCCTCCCGCTACCGCTTCCGTCGGCCCGGTTCGACTCACCATCGTCGATACGGATCAGACCGACGGGATCACGGCCGGAGTCACCCTCACCGGACAGGGCGGGTTCCACGGCAACCTGTCGTGGGTGGCCGATTCGAACGGCGGCGGGTTCTGGTCCTCTGAACAGGTCGGCTTCTTCGGCCCCGGCACCTCGGGGGAGTGGCTCAGTTTCTTCACCTGGGGCGAATCGCTGTCGGCGACCACGCACAGAACGTCGAACGGAACGCCGTACTCTCAGTCTTCGATTCAGGATTCGTGGCTTGCCGTTGTCGCCCCGCACACCCGCGTAACCTTCGAGTTCGACGCCACTGCGGTCGGCGGCGTCGCCGAGATAAGCGCCTGGCTCACCGTTGGAGCCGAGACCTTCTCCAACCTGGTCACCGGCTCGGGACTGCTGGCGTTTGACTTCGAGACCGGCTCCGATGAGGTGACGGGCATTCTCACTCGCAAGGCGCAATCTCTGGTGGATATCCGAGCCGTTGGGAGCGCCCCCGAGCCAGGAACCTACGCCCTCCTGATCGCCGGCCTGCTGCTTCTGGCACACCGCGCTCGTCGCCGCAATCTCCGCCTTGAAGGCGAGTAGCGCGCTGTCGCGGCGATGGTCGACCGCCGCGAGGAACGGGACCAGCGCGGCGAGCAGCACGAGCGCTAGCTCAATACAGCGTCTCATTGGGGGTAAGCCCGAGAAGGTGGGCGTGGCAGTTCAGCGAGGCATGCAGACAGCCCTGCACCATCTGCGTCAGCACGGAGGAGTTCCAGCCGTTCCACCAGTCGCCGTGGGCGCTCAGGCCACCTGCAGCGTAGCCGAGCGCGTAGGTATCGGAGGCTAGGCGCCAGTTCTCGGGTCTGGCGCTGGCGCTGACCTTGTAGCGGATGTTGTAGCTAATCTGCGGGATCATCACCGGGTGCGTACCGGGGCAGCCCGTCGATGGGTTCTCGTAGGCCATGTGACTCTGGTGATTCACCGAATCGAGGTTCACGCCATCCCAGCACTGCGGGAAGAACACGATCAGCTGCACGTCTGATCCGTTGGCGCAGCCGGCGCCCGGGATCGTGGCCGAGAAGTTCTGTCCGAGCGGGCATTCCCAGCGGTAGGTGTTGCCCAGCGTCGTCGATGTGTTCGCCGGGTTGCCTGCAATGATGCGCAAGTCGGCAGGCGGCACCGTCACCGCAGTCAGGTTGGCCTTGCGGTAAGCTGACTCATTCTTGTAGTAGACGATGTTTGCGTAGGGGATGACCGGGAAGCCCGTCGTCGTGTCGACGACCGCCGGCACCCAGTACGCACTGCGGTTCGCGATACCACCAACGCAACTACTGCGCCCGACCGTCGCAAGTTGCGTGGTCGGCGCAGTCAACTCGGAGATGTCTGAGTTTCCGAAGAAGTTGTGTAGGTGGCTCTTCTTCGGGTAGCCGACGCCGCCGACCGGTGGATAGACGATTGGATCGAAGAACCCGAGATGACTGGTCGCGCATACGATGCGGAAGGCGCCGCCGTCTGGCGTCGACTCCGGTTGGATCGCGCCGCTCGTGTTGTCGCGCTTGCGCAGCGTTGAGAAGCCGTAGCTCGGCGCCGGCAACGCACCACCGTTCACCTCGAACTGGAGCGAGGGCCACATCTCGAAGACGCCGGCAGCAGCAGCCACCGGATAACTCGGTGCAGCGACGCTGTCCAGTTGCCCCATCACTCCACCGCCAAGATCGACGCTCGGAAGATTGACCGAGAAGCCGGCCACAGCACCGGCAACCGATGCAAGGAGAGCGGCGATCGTGAGCTTTCTAAGTCCGAGCATCAGAATCCCCGAGAGACGAAACCTTGGAGCGCGCAGCCGATCGCGGCGACACTCGTGCTTGGGTTGTTGCACCATGGGTGCATGTACACCTCTGGATCGGACACCAGCGTCCAGGTGTACTGAAGTTCCCAACTGATGCCGCCGTCCTCCGACGTGTCGAAGTGAACCTCACCAGACGGCATGTCTCGGCGGATGCGCACGCGGCAAAGCGACGACGGGCTCGAGAACGTGTACAGCGACCCAACCGCCGTGCCGTCTTGGAACGGGCGTGCCGTGCCATTGGTGACGCGGACCGAGTGGTCCATCTCGTTGAGCGTCTGCCCGGCGGAGGTGTTCATCTTCAGCGCGATGGAGCGGACCGCCGCATCGGTGTCGGCAACCTGCATCTCCACCCAGCCGCTTGTCTCCAGCTTGGCCTGATGCGCAGAACTGCCGAACGTCGCCTGCGTTAGCGGGTGGCACTGCGTGGTGCCGCCGCTGCCCGAGTACACGAACCCGCCAGCACCGCTTGTCAGTACGGTGAACGTCGTCACCAGCGTTGCAGCCGTTGCCGGCACCGGGAACCCGTTGGCGACCGTCACCGCAGAGAAGCTGGGGGCGAGGTTGCCGGCGTAGTCCTTCACCCGCAGCGAGTCCGTGGCCGATTGCGTGTAGGCAATCGTTGGCAGATCGCCTGGAACGAAGTTGCTAGACACCTTGACCTTGACCGTGTTGTCAGCCGCAGTGGCTGACAGGACCGTCTTGGCCGTGGCTACAGTGCCGGCGACGACGAACTGCGCCGCACCAAGCGCGTTGGTGGATAGCACCTTGTTGTAGGTGATGAGCACCTCATCCGGCGCTGCGATGAGGATCTGCACACCATGGCGCCGCGGTGCGGTGGTGTCGAGCGCCAAGCCAACGACGCGCGGGGTCAGCGTGGCGCCATCGTCTGCGGCCTGCACCGTGTATTCGTAGTAGGAGGCGCCGGCCGCGCTCTGTGCGCCAGCAATGTCCACTCCGTTGCGCTGAATGAAAATCTGGCCGTGATAGCCCACCGGCAGCACGACGCGCAGAACCTGCCCAACGAAATACGGCGTTGGCGCATTCCTGCGCTGTGCTCTACGGGCTGTAGCGATCACGGACAGCATCGTTCATCCTCAGCAGGAGAACAGGAAGAACGCCGGAGCGGCGCTGGCTACGTCTACCGTTGCATCGCCGAGCTCGGCGTTGTCCAGGTTCATGACGGCCGTGGCGTTGCCACCCAAGAGCAGGCCCGGCTTGCCGGTCGTCAGGTCGGTCTGCCCCGTGTAGGTGCCGATGAGCGAGCGGTTCTTGTAGAGCCGCAGCGTGGTTCCGATTGCCGACAGCAGCACCTCATCCCCGTTTGTCCACGGGGTGGTCGTCAGCGTCGCGATGGTCGTTGACGTGCCGTTGACCATCTTGAAAACGACGGTCGTGTGGTTGCTTCCGCTGGGCGCGTCGTCCAGGATGTAGACGCCATAGAAGTCAGCCGCCGTGTCGGTATCGGCGGAGCATCGGACAACAACGCCAGTGAGGAACGCATCCCCGTTGAACGCCATTCCACCCACCGTCGCCTCGGCATACTGGTCGTCCGAGAACGTTCCAGCGCCAGCCCATCTGACAACTTGGTAGTGGGCGACGCCACCAGACTTGCCGACGACGACGTTCGATAGGATCTGCGGCGGCGTCGCATCCCACGAGAGCTCGCGGATGTGCGTCCAGTTCGACCCGATGTTGCCGTTGGCTCTGTTGAAGTCGTCGGTGGCTATTGAGGTGAATGCCATGGGATTCCTTTACGCGAGCTTGAACAGCGCGACTTGTGTCGTGGAGTCCGACACCCACAAGTGCAGGCCGAGTTCCTCGCTGTAGGCGTGCTGGCTGTACTGCGGCACCGGCACGGCCGGACCCTTCACACCATCAGGTAGACCTGAGCCGCCGATCGTTCGCGAGCCCTTGGTGTACTGGCCTCCAGTGCCAAGCGATCGGTCGTTCGGTGGCGTCAGGGTGTTCACGACATCGCCCGTCCACCCCGGCTTTTGGACGAAGAATCCGTTGTCCTCGTCCCACTCGAACCGCGCCTGACCGTCGTTTACGGCAAAGGATCCAGTCGAGCTGATGAACGCTGGCGGAGTCGTCGGATTCAGCGTGTCCCACTCCCACACGTTGCCCAGCGTGTCGTGCCACAGGATCAGGCGACGCTTAGTGAATGGGAATGCCTTGATGTATGCGCCGCTGGCAGGGCCGGCAGGGAAGCCGAACGTGACAGACGAGTAGGTCTTCGTCCCGGCGTGCGCGTAATGCACGACATTGCGGCCCCAGAACGAGTCGTGCCCGAAGTAGACGCGGTTCGTGTTCCTGTCATGCACCGCCCAGCCTTCGACTTGGGCGTTATCACCAGCGGTGCCAGTGATGAAGCGCGTCCACAGGGCCGTTTCCAGGTCCTGCTTGTGCATGGTCGAGACGCCGAACGACTCATTGCATGTCGCGCCGCGCGTACACCAGAGCAGAGAACCTTGATTGCCCTCCTGGAGCGCGATGATGGAGCCGTACGTGTGGCCCAGCACCGGCATCTGGCCCGAAGTTGCGTTGGACTTTTCGTAGTACGGGCTGCCGTTGGAGTCTGCGATTTCGTTGGCTGTCGGCGCCGAATTCGTGGCCGCGTCCACGCCGTTGGCATTGACCTTCGCGACCCATGTGGCGGCCGTCGAAACGGCACCATCGAGCGGGAATATCGCGGAGTCGTAGAGGTACTCGTTGTTGTGGCCGCCTGTCGGCCCCATCACGTAGGCGCCAGCACGGCCGTACCAAGGCACATAAGTTCCGCCGGAGTACGAGCCAAACGTCGAGTTGTCGAACGTCCCATCCGTCATGCCAGACGGCTTCACCGCACGCATGGTGTTCGTACCGATGAGGATCGACTCGTTGGCCGGCACGGTGTACAGGGACACGCGAGCGTTGCGGGGGGCTACGGCAAAGCTCAGGTACTGTGTAAGCCCCGTTGCCACGGTGCTCCAGTTCGTCGCGCCAGTGAGGCGTGTCCAGGCTGCGCGGGCGCCCGGCGCTTGGTGATCGACAGCGTAAGCAATCGCCGGGACTAGGTTCCCCCAATAACTATCTGCGCCACCATTGCTGCTCGCAATATTGCCTTCTATCAGGGTGTTGCTGACTGTCGTATTCAGCCCGCCGAAGGACTGGTTGTAAATCTCGCCCCAACTCTGGTACCACGTTGCCCCAGTGTTATCTGTCGCGGCCTTGATCCCGTACTGGGCAGCCCGATAGAACGGGTATTCACTGCTGCGGCCGGCGGCGCCCAATCTGCCGACAATGAACCTGTACATCCAATCGCGGACGGTGACGATGGTGGACATATCGGAAAGGAACTTGAGCTCCGACAGCCAGCCATTCACTGAAATCCAGAAGTCAACCTGCCATGGAGGAATAGATCCGGTGCCAGTCCAGGCACCGTAATTGTTCACGTCATACAGGTTCCCGCTCCACGCCTTGCTGGCACCGCTCTCGCTAACTGTCTTGAATGACGTGTAGTTGGAATTCACCCATGTGCCGAAATCAGTGCCTGGCGTATTGGTGCCCTTCATCGAGTCTGGGCAAACTGATGCGTACAGTCCTGCTGAACGGAGCATCCATGCCACTCCGCGAAGTTGGTCGCCAATAATTCGATCGGTTCCAGTTCCATTACTGGAGTCTTCCACCAGGAAGCACATGCCAGCAGTTTTCGCGCAGTTTTCCAGGTGAACGCCGTCACCCGTTAGCATGAATGCCGTGTATCCAGTCTGAGGATGGTGAGCGTGGTCCCAACTGTTGGTTCCGGCGCCGACTGCCGTTACGCCACCGGCCCCAGGCCCGTCCACAGTCCATGTGCCAAAGTGACCAGTACCGGTAATCTTCGGTGGAGTTTGTTTGGCTGCTTTTGTCCTGAAACACACCGGGAAGGCGTTAATGGATAGAGACCCAACCACCATGGCCGTAAAGGCACGTGAGTCCCCCGTTGTGAGGTAGCACATATCCCAGTGAGGGATCAGGCCGATTCCGGGCGTGTCCCCCGTGCCGCCCATGTCGGCCTTGATCGGGCCGTTGTTCATCTGGACGTAGGTCTGATCCAGGTCCGCAAGAGTCGCTTCGGTCGCCGCGCCATGCCCAGCGTTCGGGAACAGCTTGGTCTCGCGCTGATAGGCAACAGCGTGCAACTTGGTCAGTTGCGGGTCGCCGCCGATCCAGCCTTCGGCGTAGTAGCCGGTGTGGCCGTAGTGCGTGACCGCACTATTGAAGACTGTGACCCCGCCAATGGTGATCGTTGGCGTGTATGAGCGCGTCGTATTCGTCCACACCGCACCAGCGCCGTCGTCGAGAAAGCCGTTCTCGACCATCACGCCGACGTGTTTTCGCCCCTCAGCCCAGAGCTTGACGTACCAAGTTACGTGGATGTCAGAGCCGACATCGGCGCGATACCACGCCTCGATCATCTGCGGGCCAGCAACTAGCACAACATCTGGCGCGCCGGCCGCAAGGCGCGTCGCAAGACTTGCTGATCCGAACGCGGCACAGTCCACCACCGATGTGGGCGCCGCTGCCACGATGTCCGCATGAGCCAGCGCCGTGCCGCTCGGTGGCGTCCCGTTGTTGACGTTGACCGTCAGCGTGGTGTTCTGCGTGGCCGACCACTGCCCGGAAACGATGACGTGCTTTGCCGAGCCGCCCGGCCATGTCGAGATGATCTTTGCCTGATACGCATTGCCGGGCAGATCGGTGCTGACGGTCGTCGCGTCGCCCTCCTTCAGACCAAAGGCGATGGAGAACGGCTGCTGCCCGCTCGTTGCGGCGCTCTTGAGCGTGAACGACGTAAGCCCGGTGCCGCCCCCGCCACCACCACCGCCGCCGGACGACACTACCCGGCGCTTCTGCCGCATCGGCAAGAGCGAGCCGAGAATCATCACGGCCTCATCGTGCCGATTAGATAGACCTTAAGTCCAGCCCCCGCTACCGTGCTGCCGACCTGATCGATGTCGATCGTGATTTCGGCGTCATCGGCCAGCGCGGTATCGGTGATACCGGCCGCGGTCGCTGCGGTGGTGCTGGTCTTCTCGGTCGCGTCGATCGACAACTTGTTAGTCGTCATGATCGTGGAGCCGCCCTCGTTGATGTCAACGATGATGGTCGCCCCCGTCGGCGCAGTCGTCACGCTGGCTCGCACCGCCGTCAGCGTCATGGCATACGGCATGCGGAAGGTGACCTTCGCCGTGCCGGTGGTAAGGGCCGTGGTCTCATCGCCTACAGCAACGGCCAGCACCGTCTTCTGAACCAGCGGCAGGCCACTAGCTCTGGAGTAGTTGGTGACGCGCCAATTGCCAGAGCCAGACGACGTTACCCAGAACGCATCATCGGCAGCCGCCGTGATGTCGGCGCCTCCCGGAAGGTTCATCGTCGTCGCGTTGTACGTCAGCGTAAAGGCACCGGTCGCAATTGCGTACTTGGTGATGCCAGCTGCGACGGTATCGAAGGCGGAGATTGCCGACGTGCCGCTAATCGAGATTTTCGAGCCGGCCAGCGCGCCAATGTTGGTCGTCGCAGACGAGGCAATCGAGCTCGTCGCGCCAAGGTCCAGCGGCAGCGCCCACGACGGGTTGGCGGCCGATCCACCACTTTGGAGGTAATACTTGCTGGACGCAGCAGCGGCAAGCCGCGTCCATGTAGTGGCGTTGCGATACAGAACATCGCCTTGTGCCGCGCCCGTGAACGCATCGACAGACCACACCGTGCCGGAGCTCGAAACGGTGATGTCGCCCTTGTCGCCATCGCTGATGCCGCCGCCAGCGCCGTCGTTCAGCAGATGCCACACCGCAGCGCCTGCGGCGTTGCTCTCGCAGATGTAGGCGGCGTTGCCGGTGGCGTTCAGCCAGATCGACCCGGGCCCATAGCCGTCGGCGATGTCATCGGTCACGGCCGGCGCTGCGGTGCCGTCGTACTTGTTCAAGTACCCGCCATCGCCGTACATGTTGTACGCCGTGCCGTCGTGCCTGAACGTGAGGTGCAGCTTGCCGTTGGCCTGAATCACCAGCACATGCGCGGCGGTCGTCCCGGTCGCCATGTTGAAGCACGACGGCATCGTCAGCAGATGCGGAGCGGCGTCCGTGTTCGTGACGATGAGCTGGAACCACGTATTGGCTGTAGCCGGAGCGCCGCTGAACGTGAACGTCGAGTCAGCGGCGATGCTCTTGGTGTTGACGACCTTCGTCGTGTCGATCGCCAGCGCACCCATGGCGCTGGCAGTCAGAATCTCGGCGCCGTCCTGAGTCGTGATGCCGGAGAAGGTGGGCGTCGTGACAGTCGGCGAGGTGGCGAAGACAGCCGCGCCAGTCCCCGTCTCATCGGTCAGCGCAGAACGCAGGTTCGCGCTTGAAGGCGTCGCAAGGAACGTCGCCACGCCAGCACCAAGCCCGGATACGCCGGTCGAAATCGGCAGGCCCGTCGCGTTCGTCAGGGTCGCAGCCGACGGTGTGCCGAGGTTCGGCGTCGTCAGGGTCGGCGAGGTCGCGAACACCGCCGCGCCGGAGCCGGTCTCATCCGTCAGGGCCGCAGCGAGGTTGGCGCTCGACGGGGTGGCGAGGAAGGCGGCAACGTTGGTGCCAAGGCCCGACACACCAGTCGAGACAGGCAAGCCGGTGCAGTTCGTCAGTGTGCCGCTGGTCGGCGTGCCAAGAACCGGTGTGACGAGCGTCGGTGACGTGGCGAAAACCGCAGCGCCCGTACCCGTCTCGTCGGTCAGTGCCGTGCGAAGGTTGGCACTTGATGGCGTCGCGAGGAACGCGGCCACACCAGTTCCGAGCCCACCAACCCCGGTGCTGATCGGCAGCCCCGTGCAGTTCGTGAGAGTGCCGGCCGCAGGGGTGCCGATGTCGGGAGCCACGAGCGCCGGGCCAGTCGCCCGGACAAGGCCACCGCTGCCGGTCGATGCAGCGCCACCCAGTGTGTCCACCATCGCCGCGACCGTGGCGTCATCCAGCACCGTGGCCGCAGCAGCCGTGATACCGTGGGTGCCAGAGGTAACGCCAGCATGGGCCGCAACAGCGCCGGCCGCCTCGAAGTGCGTCGTGCCCAGCGCGTTGACGAACTGGGTGCCGTTGTGACGGATGACGTGGCCGGATGCCGGGGTCGTGATCGCCACATCCGCCAGGTCGTCGAGGCTGACGGAGCCGCCGCCAGTGGCGTCCGTGTCGTTCTGCCAGTTGGTGCCGTTGTACTTGAGCACCTGACCCAGCGTCGGCGAGGTGACGACGACATCCGTTAGGCCGTCTAGGGTCGTCGAACCACCGCCACCGCCGGCTGCGTCGATCGTCGTGCCGGTGATGGTCAGGTTCGTTCCGAGCGTCAGATGCTCGTATCTGCCTGCCGAGTCGTCCCAGAACAGGAGCCGGTCCGCGTTCGGGTCGGTCAGGTCAGCGATCTGCTGCAGTTGCGGGTCAAACGCCTGAACGTCGGAGCCGACATCCAGCACCTCCGCTGCCAGCATCGTCACGAAAACCTGTTTCGTGCCGGCGCTGAAGTTGACCGCAGCATTGCTGTTGCTGCTGGCGACCACCGTCGTCCGGGTCAGCGTGTTGGCTGACGAGTATGTGCCAGTGCCGACTTCCCACTCATCGGCGGTCGTGTGCTTGATCCGATAGGCGAAGGTGTCACTGACCTGAACGCCAGCAGCCTGCGGCGTCCTGTGCCCTTCAAGGGCGGTCGTGCTGAGAGTGAAGGCGCCCGTGCCGGTGGACGTGGACGTGGTGCCGCATGCATCGGCGCGGAATTGAGCCATGGCTTCCCCTTTGGGGCGGGGCCATGGAACAGGTCACAGGTGCTTGCCCCACCATCCAGGGGCGATGGTTCCGGGATGGCGCTGACAAATTAAGGGTGGAACCTGTCAGCCGGCCGGCTCGTCAATGTCTGCGGCCCATGATTCGATCACCTCAACCGCCTTACGGAAGATGTCGGGCGACTCCCATGTGTAGTAATTCACCTGACAGTCAACAGGTCCGCGATTGATGTAGTGCTGTCGGCTTGGGCCAAGGGCATACGAGTAGATCGTCAGCCCGCACGGTTCATCGAAGCCATCCTTGCCGTCCAGGTAGTCCCAAATGGCCGGGAACTGGAGTTCGCACCACCCTTCGGACGACTTGCCACTGATACCTTCCGGAGTGGCTGAAAGCTTCTTGTACGCAGCCAGGAGCGTCCGGCGCACGTCTGCCATGCTGAACTTGGATTGGATCATCGCCACAGACTCCAGATGACCACGCCTGCGATCATCAAGGTCCCAGACAGGCTGGAGGCGATAGACACGATTCCGATGCATTGGGCGATCCTTTCCACCACGCCGCCACGGCTTGCCGGACCATCGATAGAGACGGCTACGCACCACAGCGCCATGCCCACCACAAAAGCAGTCATCCCAATTTGCGCGATCAACCATGCGGTCATGGCGTGCTCCTGAACTTGGATCGGATGTCGTAAGCGCACCCGCTCACAGCCTGATTCCAGTCCGACGTGTCCCAGTCTGTCTCGTGACACTCGCGCGCCTCGCACAACTTGGCACACTCTTCAGCCACTAGGGAGGCGAATTTCTGCAACTCATCACTGATGTCGGCACCACCTTCAAGATCGGTGCGGGCAATGAGTTTGCCGTCGTACTCGTATGCGAGACCAGCCTCCTTGGACAGCCGTTCGATCAGGCTCTTGTCCATCACTGTCCTCCAGCCTCGTTGAGTACGGTCACGTCGCCACTGGCAATCCAACTTATCCCAGCCTCGCCCAAGGCGTCATGCCCACGCGCATCACCTAGTGCCCATTCGCCGGGATAACGCTCATCATCTTCGCATTGCCACAGCGGCGTAAGGTGGACCACCGCGCCACGTAGCGCCGCAACCTCCGTCTTCAGTGACATGCCGAGATAGGTCTCACGCAGCGTGAGACGGCACGCTACAGTCCTGTATTGCAGACTTGCCCAGTCGGTCTTCTCGTCCATCATTCAACCTCCACCGCAGCCACAAGCTGCGCCTTGATGCGGAAAACGTGCCGCGCGCTGACTCCTTCTCGCGCCGCGATGCTGGATGTTGCTTGCCCATCACGGAGCAGCGCTCGGATGCGCTCATCCCGTGCAGCCTTGTGCGCCTTGCCGATCTTAGGCTTGTAGATGCGCAGTTGCTCCCCTTGCGGGGCCATCTCCCACAGCAGTTCCTCGATCACCCCGGGCAGCACGCTTTGCACCGCAGCAATGACAGCCGTCTGTATACGGGGATGTTTCGCGGAGCGCTCGGCCAAGGTGGTGACTAGGCCGGTGCGGGTGGTCTTCTCGATCACAGTTCCACCTCGTCGCCGAGTTTGCTTGCGACGTAGGCGCGCATGGCCGCGATGAGTGCGGTTGGCCCAGCCTGCGTATTGACGCAGGCGAGCACCGCGCCCGCAATGGTTGACTCATCTACGGGCCAAATTGCCAGCCACTCACCATCTTCCCAAGCGACGGTGATGTGCTCGCGCTCGATGATCGGGCCTCCCATGTCCCATGTCTTAGTCGGCGTGTAGACGCGCGTCGCAAAGATCGGGCGGCCCCTGATGCATATGTGCCCGCCCTCAATCGTCCAGCCATTGGCAAGCGCCACCGCCGCGTCCAGCAGCGGACCATCCAACTCACTGACCTTGTGCTTCATGTCGAACTCCGCATCCCGGCCGCGATGGCGGCCTGCATCTGCTCGTGGGCGAGGAGTTCGGCGGCGACCTCGCGCCATTGCGCTTGCGTCCAGATGGCTGACGTTTTCGTGGCGACGCAATAGGTCCCGTTCACCCAGCACGCTGGTGTTTCAACAGGTCCGCTCTCGCGAGTCACCATCCGATCCGGGTCCACCCCACGCAGCCTGCACAACTCTCGCGCGGCTGCCTCGCGTTGTTGGTCGGTCATCATGGCTTGTGGCTCCTTTGCAGCTCCTTCTCGGCACGTTCTAGGTACTGCAGGTTCCAGCCGTCGATGACCGCCGGGCTCCAGTACGCCGAGGGGTTGGCCTGCGCCTGCGCGCGCCTCTCGGCCTCATCCTCAACGGACGCTCGTGGGTAGTCGCGGCCATACCAGACGATCTCGTTGCTGGTTTGCGGAGGATCGCCATCGCGCAGCACCAGGGCATAGCGCTCGCGCTCCGTCTTCTGACAGGTGCGTGTGAAGCCCTTGACCTTGCCGAGCTTCACCGCGCGTTCGACGCAGGCCTCGTACGCCACGATGTTGGCCTTTGCCTCCATCGCCTCTTGCATGAGTTTCTCGGAGCGGGAGCGCTCCACTGACTCCGTCACTTCCTTGGAGATCAAGGTGCCAGATAGCACAAGGGCGAGTGTCGATGCCACGATGGCGTAATTGCTTGCGGTGGTGCGGCGCGAATCATTCATGTCATCTCCAAGAATTCCCAACGCCGAATCCACCACGGATGCGGCCTCTCTTCTTCACCGGACGCTCCGCCGGGGCTGGCGCTTCTGCCGGCGGTTGTGGTAACTTCGGTTCAGGCTCTGGCTGCGGAGCAGGCTCTGTCGCCGGCTGCTTTTGCGGAGCAGGTTCGGCGGCCACGGGAAGTGGCTGAACACGGCGCTCGTATTTTTTCCAGTCGCCCTCTTTCCAGCGGTCAACACCGGCCCAGTGCGCGGCAGCCAAGGCCAGAACCGCGCAATCAAGAGCCTCGTTCCGCTTGCCGGCTGGCTTCACCCATTCGAGCTTTGCGTGACCCTTCACGTAGCGAGTCACCAGCCGCTCGGCTGTCAGTTGCTCGAACACCTCCGCTGGCAGTTCGCGCGTCAGGTGGATGTAGCCGGGGCCCGGCACACCCAGTCGCAGCCGACCGTAGATTTCCGCCTTTGCGGTATCCGCTCCGATGGGCCAGAGCTTTACGCCACGCTTGGCCTTTTCGCCACGGAAGTTCACGTCCTGTGCGCTTGGCCGCCCAAGGATCGCCTTGCCGGCCTGGCTCTGGCCCTTCGTTGCGTGGACGCGCTCACCCTGGAACGCGCGGCAGTACGAGTACACCGCTTGCGTGTGGTGGCCGCCCGAGTCGATCATCGTCGCGAGCAGCGGAACCTCCCGCCCATGGACGTTGAGCACTGGAGTGCGCCTGTATTCGGTCAGCCTTTGCCACACCTCGGGCTGTGCTGGGTCACCATAGATGACCTCGCGGTCCACAAGCTGCCGCTCCATGCCGCGACCCCAAGCCCAGCGGTACGCCTCCAGCCGGTCGCCCTGCACATCGGCGCCGATGGTCATGACGAACATGTCGCCGCGAACGGTTCTCAGCGGGAAGTCGGCCGCGCGCTTCCTGAGCTCGTGCTCATTGGCTCGGTCGCCCTGCTCCTCCCACGTCTCGGCCAGCGAGGTATTGACGAACCGCTTCAGCTTTGAGACATCGCCATTCTTCGCCGCGTCACGGGCGCTCACCCAGTCGCGGACAAGCATCTCCCACGACTTCCAGCCAACCGGGCTGTACAACTTGGACAGGTGGAACCCGGCCACGGTCCCGTTTTGCGCACCGGGCTGGTCCGCAATCCACCGTCCATCCGCCAACATGCCGGTCTTGTGGTGGTTCTCGATCGCCGCGCCGCAGTGCTCACAGACGTAGACGGCAGTCTCCGGGCGTGGCTCGCCGGACGCCGTCTTGAGGTACTTGATGCCGTACTCTTTGTCGGCTCCCCACGTCAGAACCTGGAGTGCAAGGCAGTGCGGGCACGGCACCCAGTACCGGCGCCGGTCGCTCGCGAGGTATTCGGCCTCGATGGTGGAGAAGTCCTTCGTCGTCGGCGTGGAGCACATCAGCAACTTGCGGTTGGGGAAGTTGCTCATTCGCTCCGTGACCAGACCGATAGGATCTCCCTCACCGTCAACATCAAGCGGGTATCCATCGACTTCATCGCACGCCGCAAAGCCCAAGGGCTTCGATGCGAGTGACCGTGCTGAATTCGCTCCGGAGAAGAACAGTGTGGCCGAACCGTCGGCGATCTCCTTCGTGAACAGCGTATTCGTTTCATCGCGCGACCTCGTTTCAGCGATCCGTGAGATAACCTGCGGCATCAGCTTCGCCGTCTGCGTGAACCGCTGCGACGAGTGGTCCTTCGCATCCTGCAGCGTCGGCTGAACCATCATCATGTCCATCGGGGACAGGTGGATCCGCTTGAAGATGCTGTTGTAGATGACCTCTGACTTCCCTAGCTGGGTCGCGAACTGCATGACGACCTTCTGCACCGGGTTCTCCGGGTCCATGCAGTTCATCGGCTCGCGCAGGTACGGCGTGCGGTCAGTGCGCCATAGACCCTTCTCCGGCCCCTTCGCAATGCGGCGGAACCTGTCTGCCCAGTCCGAGCAGCGCATGACCGGAGGGACGGCAAGGTGCCGCCGCAGGATGTCCGCGACGAACTCGGCAGGATCGGCGAAGGTGTCGCGGGCGCCCATCTACTCTTCGCGGTCCGATAGGAAGTCGGCGTAACTCATTCGGCAGGCCGCACACCCACACTCTCCCTTGCAGTTGTATTGGCACGTCGGCTTGCATGTGCATGGCACGCCCTCATAGCGGCCATCTGGCGGATATCGCCTCAAACCCTCCTCTGTCGGATCTTCATTCATCACGCCTCTCCCACAAATTGCGCCAACACGGCGCGTATCTCGGTATCCAGCAGCGTTTGCACCGCCGCCAGGCTCGTCTCTGCTGCCAGCACTGGAGCAAGCCGCGCAGGGATGTTCAGCAGTCCATCACGCACCGCGCCAGCCTGCTTGGCGAACTCGGCCCGGACCTCCGCCTTCTCGATGAGCTCGCCGCGCATCACAGCAACCGCCATCTCCGCCTTGTCAGCCTCCGCCGCCTCACGCCGAGCCCGCGACTCCGAATAGTCCGGCACCTCCGCGCCCTCTTCCGGCGCCACAGACTTCACCCGCTTCCGCACGTTGTTCCGCATCCACTCCC